GCACCAGTTGCGCTAACTTGCCCACTTACTGTATTAACACTAGCCGCAACTGCATTTACTTGCTGTGATGTTGCAAAGCCACTTGAAGCAAATACCTGTTGCAACTGTACGCTAAGAGCTTGAGAAATTGCGCCAGATATCTGTCCAGTAAAAGATCCGCTAAGACCTTGAACTAAAGTATATATGTTACCAGAAATACCAGTAATTATCTGCTGTAGATTTGTTATTTCTCCAGTTAAATAGCTAAAAGCATTATTTATTTCTGCGGCAATATCTGTGAAGAGCTCGCCAAACATTTGACTAGCATTGCCTGAAATTGGACCATAAATTTGATTATCAAGTGGGCCAAATGTGTCGCTAAGCGCAAACCAAGAGTAATAGCTACCAGTTGCTGGGGCAATGTTAGCTACACCAGCTAAATTACTAGACTGATAATCATAATTTGAATAAGTTGGGCTATACGATGAGCTTGTATCAACCCAAAGATATATGCCGCTGGTATCATATTGTACTGATGGAGTTACATTGTAACTCAATCCTTGGCTATACCCAACGAATGCGCTACTAAATGGCGCTTTCATCGGAGGATTATTTACGTTTAACTGACTGCCGACAAAATAGTTTCCATCATTATCTTTTACATCTACTTTGACTTTAAAGCCTCTTTTTGCTCCTCCAACAAATCCATAAATTGTACCAGTAGGTAATTGATAAGTATTATTTTCTGCTCCTACAATTTCAACTGGAGTTATGTAATTAGTGCTATCTGCAAAGTCTCTAATACTGAAACGATAGCCAGAAACAAATTGCATTTGAGGTAATTGGCCACCATCTGCCGTACCTGTTATATTCCATCTAAATGTGGGAGTTGTTCCAATGTATCCAGTATATTTATTTTGATTATTTTTATATAATGGATCATAATCCTGATATATTTCAACTCCAGACAACACATTCATGTTAGTGAATGGGTTTAATTTCTGTACTAAATATGTTTTTTCAACAAATGATGAATATACTCCGCCGATACTTTGAGCGGCTAGTCTAAAGCTATATAGTCCAGTTTTAGCTCTCTCATAAGTCCAACCTATCGTACCATTATTTTTAGTCGTATATGTTTCATAGGATTCATCAAACGCTTTTCCAGAAATAACATATTGACCTAAGTTTTGGGTAGTCGCATCTGTCCAAGTTAATTTTAAATCTGTATATATTGAATTATCACTAAGAAGCCCCGTGATTCCAGTAATGAATAGATTACTTGGCGCTGCAATCGCACTTCCATCGCCAGCATTTGGTGGCCAATCATATGCGGGATAATCATAATCTATAACCGGAGTTCCAGTTAAGACTCTAAACGAAACACCGCTCGAAGCTTTTAATCCTAAAATTTCAACTTTACCCTGTTCTATCTCAGCGGTAGCTAAACAGGTATAAAAGGATGCCTGATCAAAAATTCCAGTTGAACCGCTAACGGAAAGAATAAATGGACTACCGATAAAAAGTCCCGTTCCGAATTGCCCTTGAATTGTTAGTGTGGATGTTGAACTAGTTGGGCTTGTTATTACTTGATAAGTTTCTATCTGAGAATTTCTTATCAAATCTATTTGAGATGAATTAGATACATCTCCAGTACCCATTAATGCTAAGCTTGGGATTAAAGCAGTAAGCGTGTAAACTGGACCGGATTGTATTTCGACTGGCCTATCAATTGTGACAACACTTCTGCCAGTTTGAAATGATAGAATTCTTCCACCTTGACTTCTGTTATTTCTAAAATTATCGTAAATTGCAAAATTATCACCCGGTCTTAAATAAACACCTTCTAAATCTGTTTGAAATGTTACAGTTTCAGTCTGTAATCTTTCAGTTTCCAAGGTCCAAAGCCCAAGTCGATACGCCTGCCCGCGAGAGGTGCAGGCAAATGCAGTCATTTGCTTTTCATTATAGCCGTACTTAAGTATTCCCTCTATGTCTTCAACATATTCAATTGTTTCGCGATAAAGATTATCAGGATCTATCCATTTTACGGTAGCTACTGTCGCCCTTGTATTTCTAGCGGAATCAGCATAAGTAAAAACACCATTTACTACATTTGCATTTGTAAAAGAAAATACTGGAGGAGTGTCTTTAGTTTGAACTGCATGAATAGTTCCATTCGCATAATACAACATTCCACGAAACGTAGAAGCAAGATTTAATAACGTTGTATATGCTTCTTCCGGCTGTTGAATTTGAACATTACAAGTAAATTGTGGTTCATAGCCGCCATTGCCATTGTCAACTGGAATATCGCAATATTTTGCAATATCATAAAGAGTCCATTTGTCTACGTATTCTGGACTGATATAATCACCAAGCCCACGAACTGGGTTAGTTATTAAATCGTAAAAAATCCAAGCTGGATTATCAGTCCAAACATTATCCTGAAATGTTCCATCCCATACAGCAGGATATGAAGCAGGAACAATTCCTCCAGTAGTAGGATATTGCGTCGGGGTATATCCATTTGGAACTTTTACAAGAGTTCCCGCTATTTCATATGATCTAGTAGGTATATTACCAAATTGATCTGCTGAAATTTCAGTTGCAATAAGCGCACTATTTGGATATGCAAAATTTGTTGTAGAAACTACAGAAATAGACTCTACATAAATTTCATTTTGAGTTCTTAATTGAAGAATATTTCTAGAAATGCGCTTTACCCTAACTTTCCATTCATAAAACGGTGATCCGCCGGGCTTAGGAAGTGGTAAAGTTATCGTTTTAAGATAAGGTTGCGTGCATTTACCAACTATAGTATCGCTATAAGATTGACTTTGTCCAGCTGGAATTGCTTGAGCTTGAAATGAACTGCCGTTAACAGAGATATCTACACCCCATGTTATTGTATATGGATTTGTATTTCCTTGATCATCCTGAGAAAGTAAAGATGGAACTCTAACTGTTATTTTTACTGAATCAGCATCTGGAAATGTGCGTGTACTAAATGAAGTTACAACATCTTTATATGGACCGCCGCCATATGGTGGATTAGCTATTCTTGTATTAGCAGAAAGAGGAATATAGTTTTCGACTTTTTGAAACCCAGGTATTCCAGTTTGAGCAACAGTTCCAAGGGCATAGTTAAATGCAAATCCTTGGCCACTTACATTAAAATTATATGAACCATCTGGATTCCTAACTGGAACATCATCATAATAAGTAGAACATAGTGGATCATTTCCATATTGGCCACTTTTAATTATAAAACCTGAAATTGGTCCTTCACAAAGAAGGTCAATCACTCTAAGTGTTTGAGTAGATAAAAGATTATTTGGAGCTTCTGTGGCCATTTTTATTTAAATTTAGTATTATTCACAAGTATATGTTATAATACCATTATCATCAGTTCTAGGCTCACATTCAGATGGATCTCCTATAGATGGTAAACTAATTTCATAATTATCAAATGAAAGCGAAATTGGCATTGGCGTAACAAGCATTTTTCCGTAAACTAAACCAACTGTTGATCCCTGAGAAACTATACTTGAATTTCCTTGGAATATGTTTGAGCCTCTACCATCTCCCTCTGAATTTTGATTAAAACTGGGGACTGGAGTTAATAATTGTTGAACTCCTCCTAAAAGAAGTGACGTAGCAGTAGCTACTGCAATATATCCGGGCAGAGTTAACTTACCAGCGGAATAAAAATATGGAGCTAATGGCGGATACATTATCGACGCAATTATAGCAACTGCTACAAGTATTTTTGCCCATCCAGATTTTTTTCCTTTTATTACTGGAATTATATGAATATCAACATTTCCACTAGGATTTATGGCTTCATTTTTATCTAACGCATTTTCTGTGTTTCCTAAACAAATTTTATAAAATTTTTTTGTCCCCTCTTTTTGCAGCTGCTCTCTTAATCTTCCATTTACATTAGAATTTATAGCTCTTAATGCTTCAGCTGGACTTCGCACAGCTAAATTCCATTCTTTGCCATAAAGCTTTCCCAACCTACCATGTAAAAATACTTTTGTTAATTTTTGTTCCATACCTTTAATTACACCTTTCCTTAAGTAGTTTACACTAAAATTAATCGCTTTTTCTTCTTAAAACTAGAGAAACTCTAGATAACCAACGGTCAGTAAGCATTTCACGGCGACTTAAGGCATTTCGGGGATGATGAAGTATGATTTGAGGTTCTACTAAAACTGCCCCATGTTGGGGTAGCGCTTTATCAGTTTTAAATACTATTACATCTCCGATTTTTATATCAGAAATAGAAATTTCCTTAAAACCTTCTTTATCAAAATTATTTAAAAGTATTCCCTCTTCTTCATGTGAATAACTTTCATCTCTATCGTAATCTGGTAAATATATGTTTTTATTTAATCTAAAATAGCTTCTCACTAAGCCATAGCAATCGTTAAATCCAAGTACGAATGGAACGCATTCTATAGCAGGCTTATAAGTAGATGGTATATATTCATGCCATTTGTCTGCTTCTAAATCATATAAATAAAATGGTATGGCAGTTTCTTCTGCGCATTCAATATCAGCCTTCGAAAAGCCTGCTGTGGTAGGATGAGAATGATAAACTCCCAATATTGAAGTCCCAATCCTGCAAGATACCTTTAAATACTCATTTACATCAATTTCAAATTCTTCTGATTTATTTTCTGCAATATTTATGCAAGGGCGAATTTGCGGATTAGCATCCTGATCAGCATAGATAAATCCACAAATTTCTTCTTTTGGATTATTTTTAGCTAACTCAATAATTTCGCGTTTTACTCTTGTATGCATATAATTATTATGCTCTGTCTATGAATGGAGATCTAGCCACACCGGGAAACGCAGAAGTTCTAAGTGGGACATTTGTAAATCTTAATTTACATCCTGCCATTGTTTTTGAACATGAATCTGGAATCCATTTTGTAGGATTTGACTGTGGTAAAATTCCTAAAGTACTATTCGTAGAACAAACATAGTATATTTTTATGTTTTTAAATTGTGGAAGGCTAGAGTATATGTAAACGTAATCGCCTTCATTATATGTTGTAGCTATATTAAATTCACCTTGATCTGTTAAAGTGTAACCATATCCTCCAGCCCCAGTAAATGGTCTATTAGAAATGTCTGCTACTGGCGCACCAGAATATGCACATGTATTAGAATCTCTATATTTCCATTTACATGCGTTGGCAAAAATTTGTCTACGTGGAAGTTTAATGTTTTGAACGTCTAAAACACTTGTTAACTCAAAAGTTATTATTTGATTATTTTCAGTTACTTTACGATTTATATAAAAAACCTCTGGCTCAAAATGAGCAGTTGGATCAGGAGTAACCCAACTTGGCAAAGGGGTAGGAAAATTTGAAGAATCTAAAAATCTAGAAAATACCCTTATTCTTTTTACAAGGGCTCCGGTTAATTGATTATTTTCTAATAAAAGCGCGGAAACAAAACCATTTATATTTGAAACTGTTAGCTTTGGCCTTGGCAAAGTTCCCTTGCCGTCTGCATCCATATTTTCAACCATTATTGGAAATGCTGCATAGCTTATTCCACCATAAACAATAGATTGAAAATTCGTGTTAGTAGCATTACAAAAATAATAAACACCATTTAGACCAATAGCTGTACCGTCAAGCTGCCATAGTTCTATTAAGCTTGATGGGTTGCTACTATACGCTTCTGCATATACTACTTGTTTTGGCATATTTTAAAAGAATATTATACAATATTAATTAAAATGTCAAGGATCAAATACTCTTACAACTGGAATATTTATATCATTTAAATTATATGCATTTGTACTAACATTGATTGATGCTGCAACAAATTTTTGATTTGGCTGATTATTCATCATTGGATCAGTAATTAATATTGGAAAAGCATCTTTGCCCATCTTATCCTGAACAAAAGTTGTCATAGCTCTTACTTCACGACTACTTCTGTTTTGAAATGTAAGATTTAAATTTTGATTAAAAGTATTAACGCCATTACTCATACGTTGAGTATAACCATTTCCAAGCTGGGTTACAACAGCCTGATTTTCAGTACCAATTGAAGTAGTATAAGATGGAGCAAACATAAATCCGCTTGTCCAGCCGGGATTTAAACAATCAACAACTCCAGCTGATGCTGTTAATCCTTCTGGCCATCCCGCATTTATATAGCTTGCCCAACCATTCCCACCGGCAATAATCATGCCGGTATAATTCATCGTTGCATTAGTAAGATTTTTTACACCAATTATAGAACCTTGAGAAAAGTTAGCAACAGTACCAGTTTGTGTAAAATATACTGTCGCAACATCATCTTCTCTTTTTGTGTTAGTTACGTTATAAACAACTCTTAAATCTGGAGCCCCATTTACACCACCAACAGGCAAATCTTGTGTAGCATATCTATATTTGCCATCATATATTACATCAAATTTTTTCCAATTAACATTGGCATTATATCCAGCAAAATTATACTGTGTAGACATAGCTTTAGAAGTTGTTTACGAAGCGTGATCTTTGTGAAAAGATGCCATCGTTTCTCATTTGGCGTACTATTTCATCTTGAACTACTGGACGTATAGCACTTTCTAATTTGTTAGCAAAATCTTCATTAAAAGGACCACCGTCGCTACCACCTGTAGTAGATTTAGAACTTGACATTTGTCCATTATTATTAATTTCAATTTTAACGTTAACACTTGGAGCATTCCCGGAACCACCTGAGCTTGTAGGAGACTGAATAGAAAGAGGGGCTCCACCTCCAACTTCACCTCCGTTTGCGAAACGCGGCATAAAGTCCATTGCCATTTGTGTTTCACCACCAACCATTCCACCACCCGCAAAACGGCGTGTCGCTGGCGCTGGGCCAAATGAACCAATTGAATAGCCACCTCCAGAATTGCGACCAAGATAGGCAAATCTATTTGTAGCAAATGTCTTTTCTTGCTCTGCTTCAAGTTGAGCAGCATATCTTGGCACTTCAGAAAGAGGAATTGCTTGAGATTCTTTCTTAGGCGCCCCAATACCAGCTGATAAAAGACCAAGTCCAGCAGCAGCACCAAATCCTAATGCTACTTTTGTACCTGTAGATAATGCAGGTGCCGCAGCATCTCCGCCTAAAGTATATCCACCAGAACCCATCGCTGCACTTTGCTGTTGCGCTGCTATTCCAGCATTATAAGAATATACACCACCAGCAATTCCACCTAATATAGCTCCACCAATGGCTCCCTTTTTACCACCAGTTGCATAGCCTACGCCGCCGCCAATTAATGCTCCAACTAGTGCGCCGCCAATTATTGAACCACCTACAAAGCGCTTTTGAACCCCACCATTTGATAAAGAATGAAAATAATCAGGTCCAAGTCTATCAACAGTAGCCTTTTTAATAACAAATGAGCCCGGAGCTAGCCTTGCGGGAACATCATCTTTCACCCCAGAGCCGCCGTTAACTAATCCTCCATCGGCATATCTATTTATCTTTCTTAATGTATCATAACCGATTGATCGCGCTGCATCTGGTGGTATAACATATTCTCCTCCAGTTAAAAGAGCAGGAACTTTACCACCTTTGGCGAATTTAAAAGCGCTTCCTGTAAATTGGCCACCCGTTGATGCCATTGGCATTCCCATTGGAAGTCCAATAGCTTGAAAACCCATCATTAGTAACCCTTGTACAGCTTTGCTGGCAAAAGCTCTAGAAGCATCATTTAAAACGCTAATTGTAAAATCCTTAAAAGCATCTTTTGCACTTTTTGCACCAGTTACAAAATCTCCAAAGGCATTGCCTAGATTAGATTGTAATGAATTAGCTATGTTAGCACCAACATCAGAAAGATCCATTAGATCACGTTTTACTCCAGCATAAACGGAACGGAATCCGCCAAAGAAAGATTCAGCAGATTTACCTTCTAAACCAGCTACTCTTGCGCCGCTCATTAATCCACCGCTTATCTGCGCTCCAGTTACATATTGTGCTCCCGGCAACGTTGGGTTTCTAAGTATTCCTTCTGCTG